TTTTACGATATTGTCCCCATCGCCATGCCTTTTGCTGTTAAATCCTATTTTTAAAGAAAACTCATATTTCTTTTGCTTATCAAAAGCTTGAAAACAGCTAATATCATTTTGTCTTCTAAACTCCATTTGCAAGAGTTTTTTAAAATCTAAATATTTAAGATAATCTTTACATACAAATTTAGCTCTTTGCGTAGTTCTTTTATAGGGAACTGGGTTGCTTTTTAAATCAATTTTTAAAATATACTTTTCCATTTCAGACTTTCTTAAATTTAGCTTATGCATTTAAAAGCTATTTTGCTTTTAAGAATTTTTTCAAATCTGCTCTTATTCTCATTAAATAGCCTTTTTTCTTCAGCTTTTTCAAGCTCTCTCATTTCATCTAAAGTTAAAACTCTTTCTATTTCTCGCACTGGTAAAGAATACTCTAAATCTCTTCCTATCCTATCTTGATTTTTGAACATGAAATCAACTAAAGCTTCTTTAAATTCTCCATTAGCTATTAAATCACCATCTTTATAAGTGATTTGCTTAAAAGCATTGATACAAATTAAAGAATCTATCGATTCTTGATTCATTTTAATTTTTTGATTGCTTCCGTAATTTGCAAAATATGAGTATTTAAAATCTCCTTGAAAAACTCTAAAACAGGCTTGATTTTTGTATTTATTGCAAAGCCATTCTAAAAAAATTTCTTTGTCTTCAAAACGCTTTTTAAACTCTATTTCAGCTCTTTTGCAAACTCTTCTTAATTTCTCATAGGTTGTCCCTACGATATTCTCTCTTTCTAAAGTTTCGAAATAAAAATCTAAGAAAGAGTGGATATCATCAACGCTTTTTAGATATCTACCAACGATGTCAGTTGCTTGAGCCTTATTAATTTCTAATAAGTCTATTAAAATTTGTATTTTTTCTTGCATTTTCACTCCTTAAAAGCATCCTAAGAGATTAACTTCATTTTCTTTTTTCATTCCGTAATATTCCATCAAGCTATCAACCACACTAGGATCAGATTCTTTTTTTCTGCTAAAACGCTGATTCTTTCTTTCTTCATTTTCTTTAGCGTATTTAAGCCAAGTATAAAGACTTCCTGCCACACTTGACATTCTTTTTCCATTTCTCTTCCATTCACGAGCATCCCAATAGCCTATAAAATCGTTAGCCAACTCTTCTCCAAAACTTGTGCCATTTTTCTCATTAAAAGCTATTATTTGTCTCATGAGTTCATTTGCATTTGGGGCTTTAAACTCTTTTTTTGCCATTTTCTCTAACTCCTTTTTGCTAAAATCAATAAAGCTCGTCACAAAAGAGGCGTTTTGATTAGAAACGCGTTCTTTCTTTTCTTGATTATTTTTTAAATTTTCTAAATTCTCTTTTTTTATAAATTTATTATTATTGATATTTATATTATTTATAAATTTATTATCACGTGCGTGCGTGTGTGTTTCTATATAATGCAAATTCTCTTTTTTTTCGTTTTCAGTAGTTAATTTTCTGTCGATTGATAAAGTGTTATTTTTAAGAGTTTTGCTTAGCTTTTCATCACTGTTTTTAAGCAAAGATAAAGATTTGTTAAAATGCTTTTTAACTTGATAATTTTCATCTTTTAAAATCCACTCATAAAAATTTAAAGAGCCATTTCTAACCTTTTTAATTTCTAAAAGTCTGAGTTCAATTAATTCTTTTTTAGCAATTCTTAGTCTATTTAAACTAATTCTTTGATTATTTTTAACTTTTATAAACTCTCTTAGATAGATTTCACTTATAATCGTTTTTTCACTGAGCTTTGCCAATTGAATATATAATACTAAAGCATCAACGCTAAGACCGCCGTAAGCTATAGTATTTGATAATTTTAAATAGCCTTTTCTCTCTCTTAGGCTTTTACGCCCCAAAGCCACATCAAAACTTGCTATAAAACTTGGTATCATTTTTTAAATCCTTGTAATTCTTTAATTTGCTTATCCAAATTTAAATCTATAATTTCTATGATTTTTTCTAATCTATTGTTTACAAATTCGCTTTTAACAGCTTTTTCACCTATATAAGCACCAGCCATCAAATAAGCGGTTTCTTTACTCGGAATAAGAATTGCAGTAGATCCTGTTATTATGCTAATAGGAATAAAAATTTTCATTCCTTTTTTTGCTATATTTACAAATTTTTCATTGCTTTCAAATTTGTAAATATAGTAGAGAATAATTGCAAAAATACCACAAGCAAGACTCAAAATGCCTGCAGTAAAGAATGCTCTATTAATATCATCAAGTATCGATGCTATGTAAATCAAAAAAACTAATTTCATAAAAAAACCTTTTAAAAAATCCTATTTTTCTTTGCTCTTTGCGATATTCTTTTACAAGTAGTTCTATATTATTTTTTTCTTCGCTTTTCGCTAAAAAATTAAATAATTCATAATCTAAAAATATTGTTCCATTTTTAAAAATAGAACCCTTTCTTTTTGATAAAAGCCTTTTAACCTCAAGGCTGGTATTTACTGCGAGTTTTTGCATTAAGTTATCTATTTCATCTAATATCATAACTGTTTTTGAATTTTGTTTTACTCCAAAAGTATAATGATAATCCAACTCTTTGCTTTTAAATATTTCAAAATCCTGTATATAATTCACTCCATTAAAAATTTTAAGAACAATAAATTCTTGCTCAGCATAAACACTAAAACTTTTAATTGTATGTGGTCTGATAAAAGAAGAGTTGATTTTAATCACTTTCATTCTCTATCCTTTCGCTTTCTCCCACGCTTAGGTATGTTTATAAGATTGCTACGAACATCCACCCAAAATTCATGAGGTATTCCGTAGAGTTTTTTAAACTCTATTTGTTTTTTGAAACTTGGGCGTGATTTATTTGTTCTAATCTTTTTAACACTAATAACCGTATAGTGATTACTCAATATTTTTGTAAAATCAAAAAAATCTATTTTTTTCATAATGAAAGTATAAAATAAAGAAACTTAATAAATATTTAATTATGTTTCTAATTATGGAACATTATTTGCTTGAAAAAAGTGTATAATTTTTATACTAAAAAAGGAGAGAATATGGGAAGAAATGGAGATATATTCGATTTTCATTTTGATACTGAAAAATTTAAATTTTATTTAAAAAATAGAGATAAAAAAGTTACATATCAAGATTTGATGGAAATTTTATATAAAAATGGCATAGAAAGCTCAGAAGCAACAATAAAAAAATGGTTGATGTCTAAAGAAGATAATAAAACAAAACCTAAACCACAATATATAAAAATTTTATGCAATGCATTAAATATTCCCTTTAACGAAGTGATATTGCAAGATGTTTTTAGAAATGATAATCAAATTAACTTCAGATATTTCCCAGATATTTATGCAAGTGCAGGACTTGGAACCTCATCTCAAAGTGAAGAAGTTAAAATAGTTTCCGTTGATGAAAATTTTCTAAAAGAAATTTTAGATATACCTATAAAGAAGAGTTATGATATTATAAAAATTAATGGCGATAGTATGGAACCTATTTTATCTAATGGAGATTTTATTATTATAGATAGAAGTAAAAATTCACTTGAGACTATTTCAAATGCAGATATTGTTATTTTTAGAAAAAACGATGATTTATTTTGCAAAAAAATTAAAAAAGAACCTTTTGAAGATTATATTTTTTTAGTTTCTGAAAATAAAAAATACGAGGATAAAAAAGTAGATAATAGCGAATTTGAACAATGCGAGATCTTAGGTGCTGTAGTATCAAAAATGGCTGTTGAAACCTTTAAAAATTTTATAGAAGTGGTGGGATAATTATTTTTATTATTAATAAAATTTAAGTAACAATATAATAAACTTGTATAATACAAAGAAAATAAAATTATAAACAAACGAAGATTATTATAAAACAGGATAATGTGTAGAAAAATTGAAGTTAAAAATTTTGGACCTATAAAATATATTGATATAAAAGTTAAACCACTTACTATTTTAATAGGTAAGAGTGGAACAGGTAAAAGTGCTTTAATGAAGTTAATTCATTGTTTAAATACTTTAATTACTTTTATATCTTTTACAAATATAGAAGAGAAACTAGATATATTTGATAAAAATAAAATTTTGGAATTTGATTTATTGGAATTTGATTTAAATGAAGAAGGTTTTCGTAATATATTTAAAAACTTTGAAATTGAAGTTTTTTTAAATAATGAAACCGAAATAACATATCATTGTGATAATATTTTTATTGAAATTAAAAATAATAAAATAAAAGCTCCATATTCTAAATGTAAAACATTAATGGAGCAATCTTTTATTTCAGATTTACGATATATGATACCAGAAATTCTTAATTATAATATAGACCATACGCTTCGTTTATCTGATATTTTAAATAACACAATGGAATATTTTATAAGAAGTCTAAAATTTCATAAAAACTCATTTAAATTAGAAATATTTGAAATGGAGCTATTAAAAAAACAAAATCGAGTTTCAAATGAGTTTATATTAAAAACAGATGATTATGCAATTAACTATAATAGTGCTTCATCTGGCATAAAGTCTACTTCTATAATTGAAGCCATTATTTCTTATTTAACGCAGCAAACTTTACAAGAAAGGAAAAATAATTTTAAGAATCATTTATCAAGAATTAGTAAAAGTGAATTAGATAATATAACAAAAGATTTTCAAACGAGTATTTTTATTGAAGAGCCAGAATTAAGTTTATTTCCACAAGATCAACAAAAAATTTTATATTTTATTTTAAAATCTTTTTTGCAACCTAAAGTCAATCCAAAAGAATGCAATAAATTAAATTTTATTATATCTACACATAGTCCTTTTATACTTTATTGCTTATCAAATATATTATTAGGAGCGAAAAAACATAAAGAGTTAAATTTATTTACTATGGGAAAAGTTGAAGATATTATTCCAAAGGAGTTGTTATATCTTGATATTGAAGAAATAGAAATTTATAAGCTAGAAGAAGGTAAAGCAATGACAATTCTTGATAAGAAAGAATATTGCATTAATACTGAATATATAGATAAAACAGCGGAAGACATTTCGCAAGATTACATTAGTTTGCTTAACTTAGAAAATGAATTTGACTGATAATATAAAAAATAAATTTAAAGGAAATTATGAAGGACCTTATACAAATAAACAAACTATAGTTTGCGAAGAAAAACAAAGCAGATTTGTTTTATTAATTTCTTGTGAAGCATTTATATATAAAATAAAATTGGATGATGGTTATTTTAATAAAAATGATAAAAATAAAAAATGTGATTTTATGTTAATTGAAAACAATAAAAAAATTGCTATTTATGTTGAACCCAAAGGAAAAGATCTAGTAACAGCTTATCAACAAATCCTATCCAGTGCTAACCATTTTGAAAGAGAAGAAAATTATAAAATTAATAAAAAATATTGTTGTGTTGTAAATTCTAAAATTAATGCAATAAATAAAAATAGTATTAAAATAAGACAACTAGAAAATAATATAATAAAAAATAGAATTATGATATTAGATTCAACTAATAAGCAAACAACCTATTCGATAACAAAAGTGAATGGAATATATAAATTAAATAAGGAGTAATAATAACTTAATAAAATGAAAAAACTTATAATCTTATCATTATTGACAACTCTAGCCTTAGCTGATTATAACCAATACAAACCAAGTGAAGATTTTGCTAAGCATTTTACTAAGCAAAACTGCTCACAAGTTTTGGATAAGTTTTATTATCTAAATTGTTATGATTATAATCTTAAAGGCACTAAAGCTGTAGCTTATAAACTAGAAGCAGATAATCTAAAAGGCGAACAAATCAAAAAACGCCCACGCTTTGAAGATGATACAAATATACCTAAAAAATACCGCACCACATGGAGTGATTATAAAAACAGCGGTTATGATAGAGGGCATACTATTTCTAATGCTTCAATGAGAAAAACAACTCAAGCCCAAAGAAGCACTTTTTTAATGAGTAATATTACTCCGCAAAATCCACAAATTAATCAAAAAGTATGGAATAAGATTGAAAAAAGAGAAAGACAAGTAGCTTTAAAGCTTGGAGAAATTGAAGTTTTAAATTTGGTTAATTATGATAGCAACCCTCAAAGAATAAGAAATCAAATTGCTATTCCAAGCTCTTATATCAAGATTATAAAAGGTAATAATTTTAAAGAATGCTATAAAGTTCCAAATTATGAAGTCGATAATTTAAGTATAAAAAGATATAAGTTTAATTGCGATGGATAATAATTTTTCTTACGAAGAAATTATTGCACAGCTAAATAAATGTGCTGAAAAAAAATTAAAGAAAGAATTATTAAAATATAAGTCAAAAGACTATTTTATAGAATATCTTAAAGAAATATATTTTTCTATACCAGCTAAACCAAGAAAGGTATTTATATCAAAAGAGATCAAGGAAAGAGTTCTAGATAAAAAAATACGGAAAGCAATCAATAACATAGAATATAAATTAAAGAAAGGAGAAGATGTTAATTCTTTTCTTAGCAATAGACATGACAATAATGATAAAATGTTATCTTCTTTTGGAATACACCATTTTCATTTAGGAAAATATAATCAAAATGAACAAAAATATGAGAGAACTGGTGAATTATTGTATTGTTTTTTGCCATATTATAATGATAATTTAATATATTTTATAGATGTATTGCCTCATGGCTATTGGTATTATCAAGAGATGTTTGATATCATACAGAAAAATTGGCCCGATGTTCTTCAATATACACAATCTTTTACTGTGAAAGATATATCAGAAAAAGACATTAAAAAATTAAGAAAATATAATATTAATTTTATACCTTCCTTAAAATCAGGTGAACTTGTTTTTTCAAATTTTGGATATATGTCTAATGGGGATCCTACATATGTATGTTTATGTAAAATGAATATAAGAAAACAAATAGAACATATTTATAAAACATACCATATTAATATTAGTGATACAGAAATTATAGACTTTGAAATTAATAATAATTTGATATTAAAAAATATAGCTATTAAAAATAAAATATCAGGCAAAATAGATTTATATAATTTTTAATCAATACCCCATCAACCTTTTATATCCATCGCATTAATCCTTCCAATTTTCTAAAAATGTTTTTAAGGATTTTTTTGGTTTTTTATACTTATATAGCCAAATGCTAAAAAATAAGCTTAAAACAAATGGTGAAAAGAATAATACATATTTAATAAAAATCTCTAAATCACTTACTTCTATAAAATTACTAGGCACATAACCTAATTCTAAATTATCGCTAACGGGTTTAAGTGTTACATATTCTGCATTTACATAAGTTACTAATCCATAGCCAATTAATATAGAGTAAACTAAAATTGATACAATAAACATTTTTTTAAATTCAAAAATTAAATGGAATGGATTTGTGGTTTTAATTAAAATAAATTGCAAAACAGTCAAAGCAATCAAATAAATAAATGTTGCAAAACATGCTTCAAAAAAAGCTTCAACTTTATCATATCTCCACCAAAGATTAAGTCTATCCCATGTTCTCTCAAAATTTTCCATGTAGTCATTTTTTGACTTTAATTCAACAATATTATTACCAGCTAATAGAAGATGTTTGGTTTCACCTTCTATTAAATCTCCTATAATCTGTGGTATTTTATTTGTTAATATATAATAATTACTTTTAAGTTCTTGGGTATATTTTTCAAAATCTTCATATATAAATTTTTCTCTTTCATATTGAATTTTACTATATTTATCATCTTTTATCATTAGAATAGAAATAAAAACCACTAAACTTAAAAAAAATAAAACAGCCATTAATCTTTTTAACATTATTTAAAATCCTTATTTTTATTTATTCTTAAAAATTATATCACAAATATTTTTTAAAAAAGTTTCTAATTAATATACTAAATTAAATTTTAATTAAGTTTCTTTATTATATACTTTTATCAACAAAACAAAAAGGAGAAAAAATGAGTTTTATAGATTTTTATTTTGATAGAGAAGAAAAAAGAATTTATAACCAAACAAAAGAATTAATTACAAATGAGTTTGAAAGCAAAGAGAATTTAGAAAATATATTTGCAAACTTGCAAGATTTTAAAAACTCTTTGGAAATAAGCTTAGAAGATGATGAAGAAATATCTATATCTTTACAGGCTTATGGAGATGAATTTATGAGAAATGCTTATGAGCTTTTAGATAGAGTTAGAAAATTCGAAAAACACTGCAAAAAGCTTTTTTAAAAGTTTAACAAGTCCTTTAAAAAAGGGCTTTCTTAAGCTTTTGACCGCTTGAAAATTAAGCTTTACTATTGCGTTGATAGTTCTGTATAGCGGAAGGGTTAGCAAGTTATCCATAAACTTGGCTCGCTATTATTGTTTATAGTGCTATTTTTAAGGTTTTCTTGCACTTTAAAAACGACAGAAAATCAAGAGTTTAAGAAAAAGAAAGTATAATTATAAAGTTTAAGTTGCTAACTTGTCTCGGTGTTGAGAAAGGAGGCTCTAAAATGTGGGATAAAATTTTAACAATTTTAATCTTAATCTTAGAGCTAATTAGAGAGCTTATAAAACTCTAATATTTTTTAACACAGATAAATTTTAACTAAATCCGCTTAGCATAAACTTAAACGATTATACAATGCCGAGACTTGCGGATTTACTCGGCTTTTCTTAAACTCCTTTAATGCTTAAATGGGGCAACTTTTACAAATTAACTACTTGAGAATTTACCTTTTTGTTTTATTTCCTATTCTAAAGAACTCAGTTGTCCCTTTTAAGCATTAATCTAAAAGGAGAAAAAATGAAAGCTTATCACACAAAAGAACAAGTCATCATTAAACTTAGCAAAGATGAATATAGAAAAGAAATGAAGCTAAATAAGTCTTTAAAAGATGAAAATAAATCTTTAAAAACTGAAATTTCTAATCTTGAAAATGAAAAAATAGAACTTTTAAAAGAGTTAAAAGATCAAATAGAAGCAAATATGAAAAATATAAAAGAAATTAGCTCTTTGCAAAATAAAATTTATGAGCTTCTTTATATAAAAGAAAGGTCGAAACTATGTTCCTAAATAGTAAAAAAAATGAAAAAATAAGATATTTAGAAAAAGAAATTCAAAGGTTAAAAGGTGTAATAGCATTAAAAGATACTGCTATAAATGAAATTTCATTGAAGCTAGAAGAAGAAATTAAAATCAATGTAAAACTTAGTAATTTTCGTATAAAAATACTTGATGCTTTAGGGCTTATAGGCGTTTTTAAAAATGATGATAAAGCTATTAAAGAAGTAAAAAGATTAAAGGATAAAGAATGCAAATAACATCAAAACAACAAGAAAAAATAGTTTTAGAACTATTATTAAAAAATGGAATTATAGATAATTTCTATTGCATTGATAAAAGAATTACTACAAGGCTTGGAGCTTATATTTATAATCTTCGAAATAAAGGTTATGAAATAGAAACAGTTAGAAACAAAGAAACGAGAAATACTTTTTATATTTTAAAAAGCACTCCAAAAATAAAAAAGGCAGGATAAAATGAATTGCAGAATAATTAACTTAGAACAAGGTAGCCATGAATGGTTAAATTTTAGAAAAGGAAAAATAGGTGCATCGATGGTAGCATCTTGCGTAGGTATCAAAGGTGCTTTTAATTCCAAAGAAGAAGCAAAAGATATCATCTTGGGACTTAAAGAAGTTTATCAAAATGAAGCTATGAAAAAAGGCAATAACTATGAAGCTTTGATTAGAGCTAGAGTTGAGTTTTTACATTCTGTGAGTATCACTCCTGTAGTTTTGCAAAGTCTAGAAAATGAAATGTTTATAGCAAGTTTAGATGGTATTGATGAAAATGGGGTTGTTTATGAGTTTAAATATTCGCAAGATGAGTATGATTTTATCAAAAGAAATAAAAAGCCAAGTGATAAATACTACGCTCAAGTGCAATTTCAACTCTATATCAGTGGTAAAGAAAAATGCATTTTTGTAGCCATGAATAAAGAAGAAGAGATTGTAGAGTGCGAAGTTTCAAAAGATGAAGCTTATCAAGAATGGTTGGTTAAAAATATAAAGCAATTTATATTAGATTATATCATAGATCAAAAAAGTGAATATAAAGAGCTTGAAGATACTAAAGCAAAAAATCTAACGATTGAAATTATAAGGCTTGAAAACACGATTAAACCTATTAAAGAAAAGCTAGAAAGTCTTAAAAAAGAACTCATAGCCTTAGCAAATGGAGAAAAAGCAAGATGTTTGGATATTACAATTTATCCGCAAAGTAGAACTACAATTGATTATAAGGGCTTTTTAGAGCAAAAAAATATTACTGTGCCTAAAGAGTTTTATAAAGAAAGTATTTCAATGTGTTTAAAAATCAAAAAAGGAGCATAAAATGAGTAATGAAGTTGTATTAAAAGAAGAAAATAAATTAGAAATAAATTTTAATCCTTATGAGTTGGCTTTGGTAAAAGGTGATTTATCAAAACTTAGTGATGTAGAACGAGCGAGTTATGTTAAAAATCTTTGTGAAAGTTTAAGCTTAAACATGCTTACAAAGCCTTTTGAATACATAGTATTAAATGGCAAACTTACTTTATATGCAAATAAATCAGCAACAGATCAGCTAAGACAAATAAGAAAAGTAAGTATTACAAAAACAGAAGTGGCACAAGTTGGCGATATTTATATGGTTACAGCCTACGCAGCAACACCAGATGGAAGAACTGATTGCGATACAGGTGCTTTAAATATTAAAAATTTAGGTGGCGATAATTTAGCAAACGCAATAATGAAAGCTATCACAAAAGCAAAAAGGCGTGTAACCTTAAGTATTTGCGGACTTGGAATGCTTGATGAAAGTGAATTAGAAACAATAAAGGAAAAGCGATTTTTAAATCCAAATGAAGATTTAAAAGTTTGGGGTAGTGATGAAAAAATAGCTTTAGAAAATAAAGCAAAAGAGATAAAAGCTTTAGGTGCTGAACTTAGAAAATTTATGAGTGATAATGGTTTAAACACCCAAGAGCAAAACAATTTTATAAAAAAACATTCTTTATTTACAAGTGAAAAAATACAAGAAGTTCTAAGTAATAAAGATGAATTTTTAACACAATTAAAAGGAGAATTATAATGTTACCAGCATTTAAGGCAAGTTTTGAAGTGGCAAATTATTCGCCAAGCGTAGAGTATTTAAGTGAAGGTGGGCTTTATAGCGGAGTTTTCCGCAAAGCCTTTTTATATGATAAATTGGCAAGCGATGGAAGCAATAATACTTTTATTTGTTTTGAATTTTTAACCAGAAAAGAGCAAAAACTAGCTATTTTTAATCTTTTTGTAGCTAAAAATAACGATTTTAGCTATATCAATAAAAATGGAGAAAAAGAAAATTATTTAGGATTTAGACAATTAAACGCTATTATGAAATTCTTTGGAATTGATGAACTTGATTTTAGCGAAAAGGGAAATGAGAATGTTTTTGGGGTGCAGACTGAAGTTATTTATCTAAATTCTTTAGTTAATAAACTTTTAGTTTTAGGTTTTGGAACAGAAGAATATTTAAGTAAAAATGGAGAACTTGCTAACAAAATCTTTCTTGATAGAATTTTTAATGAAAAAATGCAAAGCATGGATGAGTTTCAAAATAATAAAGAGCCTTTATCTATAAAATCTTTTAAAGCAAGGCATAAATCTTTAAATAACGACAATAATAAATCATTTATTCCAAAAGAAAATCAAAGCTATAATCCTTATGGAAATGAAGTAAAAAACAATAACAATGAAAAATATATCGAAATAGGAGATGATGATGAAAGTTTGCCGTTCTAATTATCTTGAAATTGTAAAAATCGTTCCATTTAGCGAGAGGAGAAGTTGCTTTTGTCATTTTTTAAGAAGCAATGGGATTGCAATTGAAAAAATAAATTATAAAAATCACATAAGTAAAAAAGAACTCAGAAAGGCTTACAAAATTTACAAAAGTAAGCCAAGCGGAAGAAATTACTTTCATGAAAAAAAGCTTATTATTAAAGCTTTTGAAGATGTTGAAAAATTTTTAAGGAATAAAAATGAAACTAAAAGACTTTGATTTTAGAATTTGGGATAATACTGAAAAGAGATATCTTAATGAAATAGAACTTCATAAATATGACAAATCTCCTGTAGAAGCAGGAGCCACATTTACTGAAACTGACAGAATTAATGAAGTAGAGTTTGTAAAGAATAAGAATGATTTAGAGATAGAGTTATTTACAGGCTACTATGATTACAAAGGTAATAAAATCTATATAGGAGATATTATAGAATGCTTAGTATTTACTAATGAAAAAAATTCAGAAATATTTTATGAAATTATTTGTTTTGATATGGAGTTGGGATTGTGTTCTAAATTATCTAATGGAGATGGTGGGTACTTATTTGACCTTCGTAGACATAAAAATAATAAAACAATTGAAGATGTATATGTCGTAGGCAATATACACGAAAATAAAGAATTATTGAAAGGATGAAGATGAAAATAATTAAATATGGAAATGATGAAGGAATTGTGTTCGACAATGGCAACTCATTGTGGGACACTTATAGTCAAAGTTGTTGTGAATACAATTACGCAGAGTGGGATCAATTAGAACCATCAGCGTTAAATTATGACTTTGATGAAGAAAGTTTTCAACTGGTGCCAAATGATTATGGTTTCAGATTTGGAGATAAAAACAGAACATTCTTTATTCCTTGTTACTCGGAACAAAATGGAGAGTATAGTTATAGGATAACAATAATATATGAAGACAAATCTGGGAAAACTTTAAAAGAAATAAACACTGAATGCGAGGGAGCTGAGGAGTAAAAATGAAACTAAATTTATATAACGACCATTTTCAAAATTTTAAAAGATATAATATACCAAAAGCACAGCTTGTAATAGCTGATATTCCTTATAATCTAAGAAACAATGCTTATGCTTCATCTCCTGAATGGTATATAAATGGGGATAATAAAAATGGAAAAAGTAAAAAAGCAAACAAGGCATTTTTTGATACAGATAATGATTTTAAAGTTAGCGAATTTATGCACTTTTGCTCAAAAATGCTTATAAAAGAACCTAAAGAATGCGGTAAAAGTCCTTGTATGATTGTTTTTTGCTCTTTTGAACAACAAGCAATGTTAATTGAAGTAGCTAAAAAATATGGCTTTAATCATTATATAAATTTAGTTTTTAGAAAACAAAGCTCATCTCAAGTTTTAAAAGCAAATATGAAAATAGTTGGAAATTGTGAATATGCTTTAATCTTATATCGTGAAAAACTTCCAAAATTTAACAATGATGGAAAGATGATTTATAACTGCATGGATTGGCAAAAAGATGAAGGTATTCCTAAAGTACATCCCACACAAAAGCCTGTTAAATTGCTAGAAAGATTAATCACTATTTTTACAGATGCAGGCGATGTTGTTATAGATCCATGTGCTGGAAGTGGTAGCACTCTTTTAGCAGCTACAAATTTAAACCGCAAAGCTTATGGCTTTGAGATTAAAAAAGACTTTTTTAAAAGTGCTAATGAAATTATGTTTAAACATATAGAAAGAAGTCTATTTGCTTAAGTAAAGTTTTGGTAAAATTATCAAATTAAAGAAAGGAAAAATTATGAATGAAAAAGACTTTATTGAAATAAGTAAAAAATTTATGGATGAACATCCAACAAAATTTTTAAATCCAAATAAAGAAAAATATTACGAAAAATTTTACAAATATTGTGAAAATAATAATTTAGAGATGGATAAGAATACAGCATATATGTGGCTTTTGGATGAAGCTGAAAAAAATCATCCTGATATTATGATTACAAATCCAAACGCAACAAAAAAAGATATAGAAAAGGATAAAAAGAAAATGGCAGAAGAGAAAGAAAGCAAGGGAAGTTATAATTTACAGATTAAAATTCCAAATGAGCTAAAAGACAAACTAGAAAAAAAAGCTGAAAAAGCTGGAGTGTCTTTAAACCAGTATATAATGTATCTTTTTATTGATGATATTAAAAACGAACGGATTTAAAATCCGAGCGTTAATCTAATTTCAATGCTACATCATTATTATCTTTATGAAAAAATAATTAAATAGTATTGACAAATCATTATTAATATAGTATTATTTCAATAATTAAACATTGAAAAAGGATTATATTATGAATGATTTAGTTTATTCTTTAAATGGCGGTTTAGTTACAGACCAAAATAAAATTTCTACAATATCTAAAGTAGATATAAATTCCATACAAAAACTTATAAGAAATTACAAGCAAGATTTAGAATGTTTTGGGGAACTAGGCTTTGAACTTCAAAAAATAGCAAAGACTAACAAAAAGATTTATTTCTTAAATGAACAGCAAGCAACGCTACTTTTAACTTATATGAAAAATAGCGAAAGTGTTAGAAATGCTAAAAAAGTTTTAGTTTTTGCTTTTTATCAAATGAAAGAAAAGCTTAGAAGTCTAGAACAAGAACAAGAAAAAGCTAGATTTAAAAGCTTAAGCGATGAAAATCAAAGACTAAATTCTTTAAATCATCATCAAAAGATAGGTTATAAATCACAGCTTAAACAACAAAAGGAACATTATGAAAACAAAATCAAAGCCCTTAAATACGACTTAGAAAATAAAAACGAGTTAAGCTTTAAAAGAAAGCTTAGTCAAAAAGAATTGCTTGAGCTTAGAAAAATACTTGCTCGTGATTATGGAATGATTTGCATAAAAGAATGGGAATTTGAATTTTTAGCTGAAAAAATAGCATTAGAAAGTACAAGAATGACAACTTGGGATGCTGTTGTTAAGAAGCTAAAACAAAGTCTTGATTATTGGCAAAATTATGAAGAATACGAAGAAAAATGGAGAAAAATATTAAGGAGATGAGATGGGAATTTTAAAAAGACTTGATGAAACTATCATTATCGAAGATGATAGAAAAAGTGAAAAAGAATTAGTTGAGTATTGCATTTTAGAAGGTATTTCCCTGAATAATGCAAATTTGGAAAATGTAAATCTAAGTGGCTTAGATTTTGATAATGTGTTTATAAACGGCACTAGCTTTAAAAACGCTAATTTAAATGATATTTCAAGCAAGAATGCATCTTTTATAGATTGCGATTTTAGTGGAACAAGTTTCCATTTTTGTAATTTTCTAAGAACAGAATTTGAAAATTGTATATTTGAAAATGTAGATCTTAGGGACTGTATAGGAGATATGAAAAATATCTTTAGTATTGTCGTTGATACCTATGTTATGACTTTTACAAAAACCATGATGAATTTAGGGTGCGACACTAAAACAATAAAAGAATGGCGCAACACAAGTGTCGATAATATAGAAGATGAGGAGCAAAAATGGCTTTGGGGTTATTACAAGGATACTATTTTTGAAATTATAGATAAAAGATTAGGAGTTGAAAATGGTTAAAAAATATTTTAGAGAAAAAGAATTGAGCGAATATTTAGGAGTTAGTATAACATCATTATTTAAGTTAAGACAAGATGGTAAAATACCTTACATTCGCATAGGAAAATCCATAAGATATGAAATAAAAGAAATAGAAAAATGGCTTAATACTAAAAGACATTAAAAGCAAAACTCACAAAGAGAGTTTAAGTAATTTCCATACCATTGCATAAGTTTTACTCTTAAATCAATTGCCTTGGCTCTGTTGTAAGCCCTTTCTATTTCATTGCCGCTTATATGATGTAATATCATTTCTGCTATATCTTTACTAATACCTTGCTGAATTAACTCATTGCTTTTATTAGTATAAACACTTCTAAAAGTAGAACGATATCCATGTATAGTGTGCTCTAAATTATAAAATTTAAAAAATCTTACAGCAAAATTCTCGCTAATAGTTCCATTATTATTAGCGAAAATATACTTTTTATCTCCATTTAAAATTCTTTGCATATCTAGTATCTTTAAAGCATATTTATTTAAAGGGATAATATTATCACCATTAGTTCTTACTTTCATTTCATCTGCTTTTATAATCCAAAGATTGTTTTCAAAGTCAATATCACTCCATTTAGCAAATCGAATATTTTTACTTCTTTGTGCTGTTAAAAGCGTAAAATAAATTGCATTAATTATAGTTGTATTTGTCCGTGGATGATTTTTATATTCTTTCATACATTCTAACATATTTTTTATTTCTTGTTCTTCTACTATAGCTTTAAAATGTTTAACTTTATTGTGATTTGCTTCATTGTAAAATTTCTTTAAATCTTTCAATTGAAGTATTATATCTGTTTTTAAGTCACCTCTTTGTCTACTAATCTCAAATATCCTACATAGCAAAGATATATTTTTATTTATTGTTTCGTATATTCCTTTTTTCTGCATTAAATCATAAATAGGTAAAAAATCATCTTTTTTCAATTCATTTATATCTTTTTGTCCCAAAGTTGGAATAATATATTTTTTAAAAATTGACTGTTCTTTTTTAATTGTAGCTGAATTTAATTTTTTAGATTTTATATCAACATAAAGAAAATTTGCTTTTTCAAGTGTCATAACCTTATCATTTTTGCCGATAAATTTTCCATTATACATTGATTTTAAAAGATCTTTTGCTTTTTCTCTTGCATTTGTAACATTTAAAACACCTTTTTGGCATTCCCCTATTGTTATAAAATTTTTAAATTTTGAAGCTCTTAAATAAAAAACTTTTTTACCCGTTGGATTAACTCGGACATATAATTCTTTTGGTTCTCCTACGCTAATCATATACCTTTTATCTTTTATTTCTAAATTGTCTATATCTTTTTGAGTTAGCATTAAAAAAACCTTTTTTTAGTATTTTTGTAGCCAGAATTAGCTTTTTTACTTTGGCTACATAAATGGCTACAGAATTATAAGAAAAAATAGAAAAAATTTCAATCAT